AGTACCTATGAAAACAGTAGCACAATAATCACTAAACCAAAATTCATCGTCTTCATCTCTAGGTAAAACGACTGCCATTGTGTAGTCCTTAAACATATCAAGTTGGATATATTCTCTAATATAGTAGCTATCGTTATCGTTATCACAGTCTACATAGACCTCGTTAAAAGTTTCATTTAATAGTTCCATTAGTTATCTCCTTTCCCAAATCTCCAACGACATGATGTCTTACAAAGCCATCAGTAGGTACATCGTTTTCGATCCAGTTTATTAGTTGTTGTTTTTCATCAAGGTTAGCTTTACTCATGGTCTTTTTCCATGCCCAAGCTACTGGGCCATTAGTACCATAACACCCACCTTGCTCAGTCTTACCAACCTTGTTCTTAGTTGAACCATGTGCAGTAAACACCACAATCGATGTTCTGTTTGGGTTAGCACATAGCTTGCAGTTAGCACAGTTTCTCTCGTCTTGATATTCAGCTGGACATCTAGACAAGGTTACACCTTTGTAACTGCCGACTTTATCAATGAAGCCTATCGATGTAGTCACTGTTGTAGGTATCCCTTTACGATACGACTCAATAGCATCGTCAAGAGTATCTCTAGACACATTGATAACTGTTTTACCCTTAGTCCAGGTCTTAGCAAACTCTTCAACATACTTGTCTTCAAAGTGTGTATAGGTAAAAGCACTACCATTCTTTGGACAACCATAGTTGACTAGTGTGTTTGCATAGTCCCAATCAAACTCTGTTGTAGACTCATTAGGGTATGGATTGAGTTTACAACTTGAGGGACAAGTCCCAAAGACATTAGAACTTCCACTACGATATGTAGCAGAAGTCCAAATCTTTTTCTTTAAGTCTGATATCTTTTTGTTTTGTGATTTAGTTGTTGTTGTTAACGCCATCAGTATCTCCTTAATCTAGTCTTGAGTTAGCAAAAATTTTGACATGTGGTAAGTATTTATGTAATACTTTGACATAGGCTCTAGCACCAGCTTCCTTAATGTCAACACTCTGTACTGGAAGACCACTTGGATCCCATAGTTCGTAAGCCTTACTAAAGTCTTTCTTAAAACCTAAAGCCTTAAAACTTTTACCTAGTTTAGTGTTTCCGTTGACATAAACTGAAACCCAAGCAAAGCCACAAGGTAGTCTGTCTCCATACTCATTGTACTTTTCTAGTGAAACTCTTTTAGCTTCTGCCATAGCTTCATCGTGTATTTCTTTAGTTAATATAGACATATTATCTCCTTTGTTAGTACACTATCCTAGAGCTGAATTGGGAAGGAAATCTAGATGCTCTAGAATAGTGTATAAGTTATTATTATATCTAGACTAAATACCGAAACAAATCGGCAAAAAGCCTCGATTTTCCGATGGTAGCCGAACTTTCGACCAATTGCAACAACAAAATGCACTAAAGCTATAGCTAACTAGTTCTAGTTATTACTATTCTAGGTCTTAATCTAAGTATATATTCCTGGATTAGTCTAAGTATTTAGTATGTATTTAGAACAGTTCTAAACTAGACTAGCGAATCTTCTTCGTATGATACTCTAAACTAGATTTAAATACAGATACTAGATTTAGTTTAGTCTTAGTCTTAGTTAGTTTGATACTTATAATCATTCTAAACTACTAGCCAAATATTAAGATGAATATAAGATGAACAACTTATTCAGACTTTATTCAAATAGCTATGATATATTGGTATCATGCTAAAAGAAATTTTAGCTTTCTAGTTTAGAATGGTTCTAAATTAGAATTAACTTTCAAATAACTAAAGGAGATAATTATGAAAGTTTCAAAAAACCCAAAAAAATATGAATTATTTACTGATAGAGATAAAGATATTTCTGACGGTAATTTTTCAATAGTAACTGAAAATGTTAAACGTCCTATGGCTAGGCTATGGTATAAAGGCTTCATGAAAAGATCTTATGTTGCTAGTCTTGAAAATATGGGATGGTTGTTATTTCATATCAGAACTATGGACGATGCTAGTTTTAAGCAAATTACGAGTGGTTTACAAGAGTGGATAAAATCAAATCCCCTAAAAACTCCAACTCAGAACTCACCAAAATCCAATATAGTTATTGAGGAAATTGATGGAGTAAAATGTCGAGTTGATTTGAATACTGGGAAATATTCCCCACTAGTTAAAGAGACTCAAAAGGCAGTTAAGTAATTGCTAGGGACTATCCACCTCATTTTAAATAGTGGGGTGGGCTAGTCTCTATCTAGACTGGGGGCTAAAAAATTACCCTTGCTGCTGCTTCTATATATTGTGTCTACCATAGACAAAATGAGCAGTTTTTCAAATATGGCCCCTTTGTTTAAAATCTAGGGTACCCATACTACTTTGTAAAAACTCCGATCATAAACTTCCCTTGCTCTAGGCCGGGTCTAACCATGTAGTGACTACCATTGGTCTGGCAGTGGAACTCCACGTTTGTGAATCCAGCTTTCTTACCCATAGCCTCAAACTCAACTGGGGTGTAATGTTTGTAGTGAAACTCATTCACTGGTGGTTGTTTATGTGGACGTACACATTCATTCGGCGATGATGCGATGAATATGTTTGACTTCTCTGCGGCGAGGTTGAATACATCTTGCGCTAGTTCTGGTGGTATGTGTTCAATAAATTCAAAAGACACAACTGCATCATAGTTGTTTCGTAGTGATCCTTTTTTCAACTTTGTAAAATCTTGCAGAATATAATTAACTCTAGGAGCTTTACGTGAAAAGTTTGTAAGAAATACTTGATATGCTTCTTCAGACTTATCAATAGAGTCCACCCAACTTGACATTATGTTATGCATGATTACAGAACCGTAACCAATACCACAACCAATATCAAGAACATGATCAGGTTCTGTTAGCTTTTCAAGTTTCTTACAAGCAAAGTTGTATCGTTCTAAATGATCAGCCCTAATATTGTTTGGGTCCATAATTCGCTCAACCATTATACCTCCACTGTCATAGTGCATCCTTGTTTCCAAGAACGAGCTAGGGGTCTTACTTTTCTATTATATTTCTGACACCATTCGACCAGCGCTTTCCATTCTCCTTGTTCCCAATTAGGATACGGAGATATTGGAGATGTTAGTAAATCATCAAATCGTAAAAGTGTACCACTAACAATCTGATCATTTAATAATTCTAATACTGTTTGAGTAGACTTATATAAATCGCAATCAATATTAATAAACGATATATGTCTTTTGTGATCTTTCTTCCATATCGGTATGGTTTTATCAAACAATCCTTCGTGAAGTACAACATTCGGTACAACCTTTGGCAAACCATCGATGGCGAAGTGTCCTTCCTCCACAACTTTGTGACCCATAAACCATTTCTCAGGTAACCCTTTAAAACTATCAAACCCATGAAATGTAATTTTCTTGTTAAGGTTAGCTAAATAATTTATAGATTTACCTTCATACACTCCAAATTCTAGATAGTGTCCACCTTTGTGCTGTATGTTCTGCATACAGAAGTTATATTCCATCATGCGGTGATCTAAGAGTATCATGGGTTGATATAAAAACTCTTCTGGTCTCATGTTTCGCATTGTAAACAAACACTTGCATAATGTCAATTACTTGTTTATATTGGTTGTACCAGTAGAATCCACCTAGAAACGTCCTAGTATTCTAGGTTTTAAGCTACATTTGTCTCCTACAGCTTTGGAATCCTGGTATTTGAGAAGGAGGGAGTGATAGTTGTGGGTTATTATCCTCCCTTCAAAGCTTTTAAGACTATGACAAAGAAAAAAGTACACATACTCTACGGAAAAATGACAGAAGAAGAGCTGATTAACTTGCATAAAGTTAAAAGAGAGGCGAGAATATATAGAGGAGGCGAAGAATTAAAAGAAATAGAGGCAGAATTAGAGAGACGTAGACTAAGAAGGCTAGAAAAAAAGAACCCAGAGGAGTATAAAAAGAGAATGTTAGAAAAACCAGAGGACAATAACGTAAAAGTTCCTACATTTCGTGGACTCACAGCTATGCAAGAGAAGTTTTGCATGGAATTTGCAGGCCACGGCGACGAAGTCAAGGCATATTTAGCCGCAGGTTACCAACCAGACAAGAATGATGCACGAACTAGAGCCAAAGCTAGAGTAATTATGAAGAATGAAAAGGTTATGGAGCGAATCAAAGAGTATCAAGACGAAGCTGTAACTAAAATTACGTGGACAAAAGAAAAAGTTCTAGAAAGACTAGCTAAAGTTTACAATGAAGCTATGCAAGACAGTGATTTTACAAATGCTAACAAGTCAATGGAACATATTGCTAAACATTTAGGTATGTTTGTGGATAAAGTGGAGCAGACTGTAAAGACAACTGGCTTTGAGAGTGGTGATAAAAAGAAAGACGTAGAAAGACTTGTAAAGATTGCAGGTCTAAAAGTCGTATCGTCAAACGATGAACCTAAAAAGTAATGAACCTATAAGCGACGAGGATATTGAGAAGCTTCGTTACCTAGCTTTCCAAAATGTACGTGAGAATTTCTCTGGTTTCATAGAAGCCTTTGCCCCTAAACTTGTTGCTGACTTTAAAATGGGTAGACACATAGATGTTATCAGTAAAAAGCTACAACAAGTGGAACAAGGTGAAGTCAAAAGACTAATGGTATTCTTACCACCTCGTAGTTCTAAATCCCTTATCTGTTCTAAACTATTTCCTGCATGGTATCTTGGTCGCCACCCTAATCACGAGATACTGTCGGTATCACACAGTGATCAGTTAGCTTCTGACTTTGGTAGAAGTGTAAGAGATGTGGTGAATGACCCAGACTATCAATCAATATTCGAAGATGTAAAACTAAGATCCGATGTTAGGGCTGCTGGTAAATGGCAGACAAACAAAAACGGTGTATATGTAGCAGCTGGTGTACGAACACAGATAGCTGGTCGTGGTGCGCACGTAGCTTTACTTGATGACGTAATGTCAGAGGAAGATGCATTCAGTGAAGCAGGCAGAAGATATATTAAAGAATGGTATCCAGCAGGTTTACGGACAAGGCTTATGCCGAATGGCTCTATAGTTATCATTAACACTCGTTATCATGAAGATGATATCTGTGGTTGGTTATTATCAAACCAAGGCGATGATGAAGACAAATCATTAAACTGGGAAGTTATTCGTATACCAGCATGGGTAGATGAAACAAGCAGTAAGATACTCAACTTACCAGTAGGTGATTCTTATTTTCCAGAATGGAAACCAAAAGAAATATTAAAGAATGATGAATTAGAAATACGTAGACATAATGGTTCACGATACTGGGAATCATTGTACATGCAGAATCCAGTGCCAGATGAAGGTGGTATTCTTAAAAAGTCATGGTTTAGAATATGGGATGAGGTTGATCCACCACATTGTGATTTTGTAATACAAACTTTAGATACGGCATTCTCTACACGAACAACGGCAGACTTTAGTGTTATACAAACATGGGGTATCTTTGTTACTGTAGAAAAAGATAGTGAAGGAGTTGAAAGAGATATTGGTAATTTAATATTACTAGGTAACATTCGTGGTCGATTTGAATATCCAGAGTTACGACAGAATGCACAAGATGCCTATGAGGACCACCAACCAGATATGGTTATCATCGAGAAGAAAGCCAGTGGTCAAAGTTTAATACAAGATTTACGAAGAGCGGGTCTACCAGTTTTGGAATACACCCCAGATCGTGATAAGGTAGCTAGAGCCTATGCAGCTTCACCATTACTAGAAGCGGGAAGAGTTTGGCTACCAAATAAAATATGGGCGCAGACATTATTTGATGAAGCAATTAGTTTCCCAAATGCGGCTCATGATGACCAAGTAGATGCTATGGTCATGGCAGTACACTATATGAAAGATTCTTGGCACTTGCAACATCCCCATGATCCGTATTATAGTGATAGTGATAATACTTATAAAAAAAATAAGGCAACCTATTGGAAGGTATCTAATTAATTATGGCAATAGAGAAAAACCCAGACGATATATCAACACCAATTGAAGTAGCAAAAGAGAAGGTTAATGCTCAGTCTCAAGCACTCGGTATTGATGTAAACATTGATGAAGAACAAGAAGAAGACTTAGCAGTTAATGTAGACCCAACAACTGGTGAAGTTGAAATAGATTTAAACGAAGATAGTGGTAAGGTATTAGCCTCCATCAGTGAAGACTTCTATATGAACCTTGCAGATTTAATGGAAGAAGAAGATTTAGAAGACATAGCTCAAACAGTTATGGATAACTATACGGCTGATAAAGATTCACGAGAAGAGTGGGAACAGACATTTGAACGAGGCTTTGATTTACTTGGTCTTAAACTAGAAGAAACAACAGAACCGTTTGATGGTGCATGTACAGCAACACATCCATTGATTATTGAGAATGCAGTTAAGTTCCAATCAAAAGCATCACAAGAATTATTTCCAAGCAAAGGTCCAGTTAAAACTCAAGTGGTAGGTTCACCTACACCAGAGAAAGAAAAACAAGCGCAACGTGTAAAAGATTTCATGAACTATCAACTCACCGAAGAGATGCCAGAATATTTCGATGAGTTTGAGAAGATGTTATTTCATCTACCATTAATTGGTACGGCAGTTAAAAAAGTTTATTACGATGAAACATTAGGACGACCTATATCAGAGTTCATACCTATCGATCAGTTTCACGTATCTAATTTAGTATCCGATCTTCGTCGTGCCGATCGTTACTCACATATTATCTATCGTTCTGAAAATGATTTACGAAAAGATATGGATGCAGGTATGTATCGAGAAACTGATCTTGGAGATCCAGAGCAAACAGATAGAGGTAACATTACATCTAAAGCAGAACAGATCATGGGACTATCGGCATATGATGAGAACCCATATGATCCAAGCTATGTATTAATTGAACAACATTTATATTTAGATTTACCAGAACCATTCAACAGTCCAACTGGTGTAGCCTATCCATACATTGTTACAATAGATAAAAGTTCTAAGAAGGTTCTTAGTATTCGTCGTAACTGGAATGATGGTGATCCACGATTTGTAAAAAGAGAACACTTTGTTAGTTATAAGTTTGTACCAGGTTTTGGATTCTACGGATTAGGATTAATTCATTTCCTTGGTAATCTAACCATGTCAGCTACAGCTGCAATGAGAGCATTGATTGATGCAGGTCAGTTCTCTAATTTACCGGGTGGTTTTAAAGCTAGAGGTGTTAGAGTTGTTGGAGATAATTCTCCGATAATGCCGGGGGAGTTTCGTGACGTTGAGTCAACGGGTTTAGATTTGGGCAAGTCCATAGTTCCTCTTCCGTATAAAGAACCGTCTCAGACTCTTTATCAAATGTTAGGCTTTGTAGCCACTGCTGGCCAGAAATTTGCTGACACGACAGATCAAGTAGTGTCCGATGCAACGAACTATGGTCCGGTTGGCACGACATTAGCATTATTAGAAGCATCAGGTAAGTTCTTTTCAGCAATTCACAAACGACTCCACAAGTCTCAAAGAGACGAGTTTAAAATATTAGCTAGAATAAACAATGAATTTTTACCGACTGCTTATCCTTATGATATTATAGGACAGTCTGCCGAAGTATTCAAGCAAGATTTCGATGGCCGTATCGACGTACTTCCTGTTAGTGATCCAAACATCCCATCGAACTCACATAGATTAGCGCAAGCACAACTGATGTTACAGTTGGCTTCGCAGTCACCTCCGGGAACTTTCAATATGCCAGAGGTAAACAAAGCGGTTCTTGCCGCAGCTAATGTCGATAATCCAGAGCGATTCATGAATGCGCCTCAACAGGCGATCCAACAAGATCCTCTTGCCGATATCATGTCGGCTACACGTGGACAGCCGATCAAAGCATTTCCAGGACAAGATCACAATGCTCACATCGCCGTGAAGACCGCTTACGTTCAAGACCCGCTCAATGGTGCCAACCCTATTATGAAACAAGTAGAACCAGTATTACTAGCAAACATTCGTGAACATATGGTTCTAAGATTCCAAGAGCAAATGGGTGGACTAATGAAAGCGCAAGAGGGTCAAGTAGACCAAGGCGCTAGTCTCACTGCAATCATGGCAGAAAGTGCACAACAAATATTGAAAGCTAACCAGTTAGCAGCGCAAGGTGGACTGGATAGTATAGAGCAACAAAACCTAAACATTCAAAAACAAGCAATCGAAAATAAAAAAGAACTGGAATTAAAAGATTTACAGCTTAAAGAAAAAGAGATCAAGATAGATGCAATGGTAGAAGCAGCAAAGCTTGATGAAAAGAAAAAATCTGAAACAGAGAATGTAACAGCAAAAGTTGTTATGGACTTGTTAAAGATGATGGATAAAGATAAAGTTGTCGTAGCAACTAACGATCAACAGAATTTAGCAGCAGGAGGACCAGTACAAGCTACCGATATGTTAAAGATGGCCGTTGATCAAGCTGCATCAGTTGGACGACCAGACCCATCAATTCCACCAGTAGTTAAGCCAATACAACCACCGATGGAAGAAGAGGAGAAGGAAGAAGAACGTAGGGCTTTAAACTTTTTAGAACAAGCTAAAAGAGCACAGAACATACAACAACAACCAATGGAGAAAGAAATGTCTACAGAAGATATTAATTTATTAAAACAAGTTAGAGATACAAACTTAGAAAGATTTGACCTTGATAATATTGAAGGTGGTAAAACAAGTGCAATAAAAAAAATTGTTAATGCTGGAAACTATATTAAAGATGTAGAAAGCGACAACAATCCAATGGCTAAGAACCCAACATCAAGTGCAGCAGGTCTATACCAGTTTACCAAAGGTGCACTAAAGACGGCCGTTAACAGACTTAAAAACACTGTAGGCGAAGATAATCTACCAAGTTGGGCAGAAGATGCGGCTAAACACGGTGATGCTACAAAGCTCGATCCACTAAAACAACAGATACTTTTTGAAGCCGACATGTTCCAAAAGAAAGGATCAGATAAATATTTAAAAGATATAATTGAGAATGATAGTGTTGATGCGCTTATGGACTATTATAATAAACTTCACCATACGGCACCTGATGAAGCTACAAATAAAAGAGCAACAGAAAAATTAGCTTTTGTTGATCTAACGAAAGACGTAGATATTGCATAATATATCTCAACACGGTGTGGTCATTCCTGATCCCACCGTTTGTTTTGGTGACAGTGAATATGAACCCAATACAAACGAATACCCTATTATTTATGATAAACTTAAAGATAGTTTATTAGATAATAATATTAAATTATTTAGTAATGCAATTATTGAACTTCACAAAGAATTAAAATCAGATGCGCAAGTTCAAAAACAATTAGAAGCTGCAATAAAAGGTTTCGCACTTAAAGATAAATATAAAAATATAAAGTATAGTGGCCCTAAAACATTTGATGACTTAGGATATTATGCAACCACGATAGATATAGATCCACTTGTTAAATGTTTAGAAAAAGATATTGATGATCTAAAACAAAGAGATCCAATTAGAAACACACGAGTTCAAGATAAGATAATAAACCTACCTCATAATCATGAGATACATAAAAAAATAAATACAATATATTCTAAACTTAATATCACTAAGAATACGTATGAGATTACAGATATTAACTTACACATCAGTGATGCTAACGATACATTCAACGAATACTTTCAAACAGACCAACGTAAGAAACCAAAGAATAAACTGTATACATTACATATAGATCCCAAATACAGTTATATAAAAACTATTATATATTTAAACGAAGTTAAAAATAACAATGGACCTTTTGCTTATGTTCCAGAAAGTCATAGATGGTATTTCGATGAGGTTGAAATGTTATTCTGTAAGAGTAATCAGTTAGTAAATACACTGTCAAATTCAAGCCAACGAAAGTCAAATGCTTCACTACCAATATGGGCACGTAAGAATTCATACTTTTCTAGACAGTTACTTGACGGTGCACATACAAGTGAAACTGTATATTCTCAATTAAAACACTTTACAACTGATGAAACTAATTTTATATTATTTGAACCGAACCATGGTTGGCATAGAGGAACTCATGTTGAAGATGGTGAACGTATAGCACTACAAGTGATAATGAAACCAAATGAACTTAACTGATAAACTTTCTGACGAGGTGTTACAACGAAGAGTGTTTAATCCATACTACTATGATTTACACACTAAAGAATTTTTAATAGGTAAAACCAAAGATTACATTCCTAAAGATAGTTATGTATTAGATATTGGTGCAGGTGTTGGTCAATACACACGATGGTTTGCGAAACATGCTGATATTGTATTTGCATTTGAAGCTGTACCTCCAGTCTACGATCAACTAAAAAAGATAGAAGATGAGCACAGTAATGTCACCACACATAATGTGGCTATGAGTAATATGGAGGGTAACCAAAAGTTTTATGTAGATGACAAAAGATTATCAAACTCGTCATTTCAAAATCTTGTTAGTGGTATACCTATAACTGTGGAAACAAGAACCATTGATTCAATGTATGCAAAGACTCTCATACATGGCTATAAGTGTGGTTTCATAAAAATAGATACAGAAGGAACAGAACTTGATGTATTAGAAGGTGGAGAGAAAGTTATAGAAAGAGATAAACCAAACTTAATGGTTGAGGTTTATGATAAGTTTAATAAGTATCCAGTAGAAACAACCTTTGAATTTTGTTTTAGACATGGCTATACATGTTTTTATAATCACAGAGGTAAAGGACTTCAACCAGTGAAAGATACTGAACACGGTGTCAAAGTAGCTATAACAATGCCAGACATAACGGATGGTGACTTTTTATTTGTACATGGCAGTAGAACTTAATCATAGTGTATTTATACACGTACCGAAGACTGGTGGCCGTTGGGTAAAACAAATGTTATTTAGCTATGTAGAAGGCGCTAAAGCTATCGGTGATGCGATATATGACTCACATAATACACCATTCACCCATAAGCAGCCTTTTGCTTTCCTACGGCATCCTATGACGTTTGTGCATAGTTTGTTTCACCACAGAGCCAGAAAGAAAGCTAACAAGTATGGTAACAAATGGAATTGGCAAGAAGACATAAGACTTGAACGAGAATGCCAAGCCGAAGACTATGAAACATTCCTGACTAAAATAGTAGAGAATAAGAATGTAGTAAAAGATTATTATGATCACTATACTTTAGATCATTATCACAATATTGGTTTTGGCTACATGGAAACATTGTGTGATGATTTGATAATGATTATGGATAACCTTGGTGAAGAGTTTGATGAGCCAGCTATACGAACTCACAGTAAACTTGTGATAGGTGGACGAGATGCAGCTGGTCCTATATCAGTTCAAGAGGCTATGATAAAAGAAGAATACTTAAAAGCAATGTATGAATCAGAAAAAGAATTATTTGAAAGGCACCCAAGATGGATCCCATAGCCGATTATCTTAGAGAGAAGTTGACGACAACTAAAAATAATTTAAGTGAAACAATAGCAACAGGTTCATCTGAAAATTATTCAGACTATAAATATCAAGTCGGTATAATTGAAGGGTTGACTATTGCTCTTGAAGAACTTAAATTAGCTGAGAAAAACTTACATAACCAAGGAGAAGAGTAATATGAAAGCAGCTGGAGTAGCTACTGCCGCAGCAGGCAACGACGAATGGATTAGTAATAAAGAAGTAAAAGACCCAGAGGTTCTACCTCACATACCAGGTTATCATGTATTGATTAGACCAGTGGCTATAAGAGAGAAGACCAAGGGTGGTATTTTACTTCCAGATAAATTCAAAGATGATGCAAAGTATTTAACTACAGTCGGTCGTGTCTTAAAAGTAGGTGAACTAGCCTATGCCGATCGTGATAGATTTAAAGGTGGCTCGTGGTGTAAACCAGGCGATTATGTTGTGTATGGTAAATATCAAGGTGATAAATTTTCTTACCAAGGAATAAAAATGATTTTATTATTTGATGATCAGATACTAATGGTTATTCCTAATCCAGGAGATTTAGATCCTACCTATTTGGATGTTAGTAAGTAATACTATATACTTAGCTTATTGACGTAATCGTAACTCGTAACTACGGAGAAGAAATGAACGAAGAAACAAAAACTCAAGACGACGGATATCAAGAGATTGATATATCAAAACCCCAACAAGAAACTAAAGAACCAGAATACGAGGTTGTTGACGAAGAAGAAAAACAACCGAAGGTCGAAGCTAAAACAGAAAAGCCACAAGTTGAAGAACCAAAAGATCCAGAGGAGCTAGATGGTATCAACACGGCAGGCGCTGAAAAACGTATCAGACAACTTATTAAACAACGTAAAGAGAGAGAAGAACAACTCGAAGCGCAACAAAAACAGATTGAAGAACTTCAGTCTAAACTACAGAATACTAATAAAAAGGTTCAAGAAACAGAAGCTGCCAGTTTAGTTAGTTATGAAAATCAACTTAAAGAAAAACTTAAACTTGCAGAAGAAGGATACAAGAATGCTTATGACTCAGGTGATAAGGATAAACTTCTTGATGCCCAGAAAGCTATTGCCGATGCAACAACCGAACTTAGAATGGTTGATGCTAAGAGATTCTATATGGATGATCAAGCAAAGAAAACTGAAACAGTTGAGCCTAAGAAGGAAGAAGAAGCTAAACCATCACAGCAAACTCAACAACCACCGAAGCTACATAAACTAGCTAGAGAGTGGATATCTGATAATAGTGACTGGTACAATAAAGATAGAATACTTACTCAAGCTGCACATATTGTTAATGAAGATTTATTACAAGAGGGCTTTGATCCAGAGAGTGAAGAGTTTTATACTGAGATAAGTAAAAGGCTAAAGAAAGAAATGCCTCACAAGTTTGGTCAGCAGGAAGAACCAACAAACAAACCTGCTCAAGTGGTTGCTGGAAAGTCACGTACTTCAGCATCATCTAAAGGTAAGATACGATTATCTCAAGAAGATGTTCGTCTTGCCAAA